TCTAAGGTTGCCGATTTCTCCTGAGATGGTGTTGCAGAAATAAACTGGTAAGTCTACGGACACGGGAATATCGAAGATCGATCCTTTGGGTATCAACATTCCTGTTCCTCCGGTCACGGTAGCGCTTCCCCAAGCCACTTCGCCTGATGCGGAATCGGAATTATTAAAAACTCCGAATCCTTTCCGCACGTAACCTTCAGCAAGTTGAGATGTAAATAAGGTGGGCGATCCAAAAACATCGACCGCGGTGATAGCGAATTCCTTCGTAGCGATGGATGCTAATCTGGCTAAATATGTTTGCTCAGATGACATGACAAATCCTCCTTAATAAAGTTTGTAAATCACGATCAGCTTTCGCTGACGCCGATTAAAGAGACTGCTGTAATATTGGTAGGTCCTTTTGTGGCTTATCTCCTCTATCGCATACTCCCCAAAGGCGTTTTTTGCCTTGGGGTATGTTACTTACTAAATCTTAATTCTTATTCAGTTCTTAAGTATTAAACGTCTGTTCTTAATTAGGCAGTAAGTTTGACCGATTGCCCAAACGGTAGATTTGACACCCAGCAAACGGTAGATTTGACCGATTGCCTACCTCAAAATCCTGAAAGCGGTGATGTGCTTCTCGCTTTTTTGCCCGGTCTCGGTATTTATCCAGTGCATTAACCATGTCTGAATTAAACCGCTCTTCTCAAGTTCTTTCTTGTATCTTCTCGCGGAGCTTTCACTCATTCCGGAGTCAGAGGCCAAGTCACGAATCGACCTGAAAAAGAAATCCTCCTTTGTTCCTGTGAAACGGTGCTCAAGCTCAGTCAAGACGGTGTATAGCCATTTCGCTTGATGAGTGACGTGGCTATATTTCCCATTAAAGATTTCCCGATTGAGTTGTATAAAATTGACATTATTGTGCTTTCCCATGATTCCCCTCCTTATCAGGGTACTTACCAGGCCGGGGGGGAGATAAGGTCCCCCCCAGTTGCCGGAGCTACCACCTGGTCAAAAATTTCCCTAAGAAGGATTGAAGATAGGACGTGCTGAGAGTTGAAACTTCCTTTGGAAGGATTGTGTTCAAATATTCAGACCATAAAAAACAGTGCTTGTCAAGCTAAAAAATAGTTCTTGTGAAGCTGTTTAGACTGCGATCATCTGCACCGCCTCAATATTGATATGCCCATGGCCCCTTACGATATTCGTTACCATGAATTTATCGGATGTCGATACAAGCCTTGAGAACGCCACATCAAGATCGTCATCATCTTCGAAATCAAAGTTGATGAGATTCCCCCTGCGGATATCCGTTAAATAGTAACCGCCAGTAAAAGATACGATTACGCGAGGATTTTTTGATTGCGTGAGTATCCACCTCAAGGCTCTTTCAGCGTTCTGAGTTCCTTCAAGATATTTGAATTGAAACGGATCTTTTTCAAGTGTGCCATAATCCGCTATACTGGTACTGTCCGAATCCGTAACGGTTTCCCTGAAAGCGTCATCGCCTGAATACCCTGCCCAGTAATAATTGTACCAAAGGGTTAGAGCGTTTAAGAGATCCACCCGGTCCGTGTACCTGACGTTAACGGATTCAGAGTCTATCCGGTTGGCGTCTATCGTCTTTGAAACAGTCGTGTGGGTAGGAAGGTAAACAAGGTTATGCTGGCCTGCGTCCCAATATTCTATTGATGATGCTTCGTAGGCTATGCGATTAATAAGCTCCCTGACGTTTGGCGGGGAGTCAATTACCACGGATTCGATTATGGGGGATTGGAGAACGCTAAATCCAGAAGGAACAGGGTATGTAAAATCAGACGCCCCAAAATTGATGGTCATCTGATCGTTCGCCCAAGGGAAACTGGCATAAGGATACAAATCTCCAGATAACCCCGAAAGATGTGCACCTGTTCCAGCGGCAGGATCGCCCAAATATCCACTCGCCCCCCAGGTATGGAATTTAAACCACATCTTTCCAGTGTCGGCATCAAAGGCGACTGCCAACACATTCTGGTATGTTGATATATAGTACAGAAAATTAAATAGAACGGTTTCATGATTAGCGGCATTATACCAAAGATACCCCCCCGATCCGACACCCCATCCAGTGGAATTGTCACATCCTGGAGTGTGATTTAAGTTGGTAGCCGCATCTGTACAAACACCTATCGAATACCTGTATGACTCCGTTCCGAATCGTTTCGCCGTATTACAGGTCACTTCCCAATACCATTTTCCAGCTGAAGGTAACTTAGGACCAAGGACAGTCTCGTTTGCATCCGTGGGAGATTTAGCGGTTAAATCACTATTGGACAATACAATATTGGGACCGGCGTTATCTTCATCAAAGCTGACAGAAGTTTCGACACCAAGCCTTATACTGGGATCAGCACCGGCATTTTCCAAGTAAGCTATTATCTGCCCAGCTTCACAATAATAATAACCACCGTCAGACGTGTTAATGCCACCAGATCCCGTGTTTACCACCTTAAAATATCTAGCTGTTTGAGTGGCCGTGAAGCCAAGGTTGAAACCACTCCCGCTCCCGCATTGAAAATCCCAAGATGGGGAAATAAACGTCTGGACAAAGATCCAAGTGGCATTATCATCTGACTTGTAAACGCCAAACGTCGAGTAACTACTTCCGCGCCAAGAGCCTTTTTGATCAACGAAAAGGAACAACCTGTCAACAGCTGTCGATGATCCAAGATCGACACCATAAGAGAAGGCAGGTTGCCAGTCAGCAACATTCGCAGTATTATTCCACTCTCCGTCAATAACAGATGCCGCCGCCCCAAGAGTTGTCCCTGTGTACGGAGCTACATCAGGTTCCAATTTCAAACCTGCCGCTGCCGCTATTTCAGAATAATATGTCATATCACACCGCCCACTCTACGCTTTTGTACGCAGCCCTTGCCGCCGCATAAGTAACCGGGTTAATCGCACCTGCAGTCAATCCACATCGACTCAAAAGAATGTGTTTTATTATCGCTTCCGGGCTTTCAATCAAAGCGTTCGCTGTGCCGGTATATTGCCCAGAAGCGTCATCCTGCCAGCCCTCGATATCGGCTGACACCTCCCCCATTGTCTGAGTGGAAGACAAATTCTTCAAGACAATGCAGGCATAACCATTATAGTCAGCGTGGTAATTTCCAGACTTCCCTGTGTATGCTGTATAATTTGTAGGGTCCTGCCGCACGTTATCCATGTAAACGGTCGTGATTGATTTCACCGCATGGCCAATAATGTAATAAAAATAGTCCGCCTCCACCAAGATGGCCTTGACGACAAAATCCCCGGCATTGTGCGTAACCGCCGTTGTGCCGTTCGCTGCTCTTGTACATCCTGTAAGCTGATTACTGCTTACCCCTGTATAGGTTATCTCTTCACTGCCTATCTGAACCGTCCCGGTTGTAGCAAAATCATCTACGTTCGTGACCTCAATCGTTGTTGCAATATCCGTAATGTCCGCTATGAGAGTTGAGTACGCCCCAATATCAACCGCTCGGAACGGCACTCGTTCCGCAGACCCGTAAACCTGCGGAAGCATTTTTCCAACATCATTCGGGTCAGCGTTCGGGTAAGTATCCGTATCGATTATTCCATGGGAGAACTTATTGCTGATTGATAATTCAAACCCCGAACAGGCCACCTGAACAGATCCTCCACTTATGGAATCCGTGTTTTCTATGTGACCGACAAAAATCTCAACGCCGTCCGTGGGTGGATCAGCGTCAAAAAACTCAGTGATTGTGACCTTGGCGTAGTATGGATCATAAGTGTTGAACAATTCCCCAAACGTACCTGCCCCACCTACAGGGGCGTTATTATCAACAAAGAACGTGACGGTTGCCGGAGATACTGTCAGATCAACTGGGTTCACTTCCCCGACTGCAATCTCATTCCAATTCAGAACAAGAGGCTCATAAAGCTGATCTTCGTATGAACATTCTTCTCCGGAGCTTCCCCATATTCTGTCACACAAATAAAGCGTCTTGCCCGGCAGCTCGATCTTCGCAATCCGGATTGGGCCTACGTGCGGGTTGTCGATGGTATTCTGGTAGTTGGTGTAGCGGAAGCCGGTGAAGGCGTCTGCAAGACCAGCCTGGTCAGTGAAATCCCTGGATGTCTCTTTCGTTACGCTGAAAGCATCGTCCAGGCCAGCGGCTT